GCCAGAAGACCTTCGGTGATCTGGCCAAGGAATTTGCCACATCAACACCGGGCGTGAAGGGCATCTGCAAGATCACGCAGCTCTTCGAGGAGGGGGACCAGCGGGTCAGATATCTGCCATGCCCGCATTGCGGTGATTTCGCACCGCTGCGATACGAGAGCATGCGTGCCGGCTCGCCTTCGACCAGCGGCATTCCCTATTTCGAATGCCGCTCGTGCGGCGGAATCATTGAACAGCGTCATCGACAGAACCTGTTGGCGGCCGGCGTCTGGATAGCAACCTCGCCCATGGCCGGCGAGCCGCCACCCGAGATTATTCCGGCGGCAGAGATAACAAACTGGACTTGCGAGCCGTGCGAAGGGCGCTGTGCGGGTGTCGAGCCAAGCTATACGATCTGGGCGGCTTATTCGCCGTTTGAGGGCTGGGCCGATATCTGGAATCGCGGCATTGAGGCGCAGAAGGACCCGCTGAAGTTCAAGACGTTCTGCCAGCAAGACCTTGGCGTGCCCTACGAACCCCTTTCCGATGCTCCCGATGTCGACCGACTGATGGCGGCTCGCGAGGACTGGCCACAGGGCACCGTGCCCTATCCTGCGGCGGTTCTGACCGGGTTCATCGACGTGCAGGATGGTTGGTTCAAATGGGGCGTCTGGGCATGGGGGCCCGGCTTCCAGGGGTGGTTGGTTGATCGTGGTGTCGTCTCGCTCGATGTCGAAGACCCCGCCGCCTGGGCGGCGATCGATGGCTTGACCGCCCGCACTTTTCTTACCGAGGGCGGGCAGGAAATATCCCCGATCGCGTGGGGTATTGATACCGGAGACCGGGCGCAGATCCTCTACGACCGGGTTTCCCGTCGCGCGGGACTGAAAGCCTGCAAGGGCGCGAGCAAGAACGATGCGCCGCCTGCGCGCCGCGTCCATGTCAGCCTGCGCGACAAATTCGGGAACGAAATCGCCGGTCGCAAGATCTGGCTCACAATGATCGGCAACTTCGATCTCAAGGAGACCGTGTACAAGGGCCTGGCGCGGTTTGCCGCTGGCCCCCTGGAGACGGGGGCGTGGCAGGATCGAACGCTGCATCTGCCGAAATTCGCCGACGAGGCGATGATCAAGGAACTCACGTCCGAAGTTCTGATCGATCGTCAGGCGCAGGCGAAGGGCGCCGCGAAGAGAGCGTTGATGCGCCGTCCGCGAGATCTTCGCGAATGGGTTGTCAGGCCGGGAACGCGCAACGAGGACCTGGATATCGTCGTCGGGTGCATGGCGCTCGCATGGGAGGCCGGCGCCGGTGCGATCGCGCCTTCCCGATGGGAAGAACTGGTTGCCGAGGCGCACAAGCCCCCGGTCCACGCGCCTGATCTTTTTATGGCGCCGGACATTTCAGCGCCGAAAACACAGCAGCCGACAGCCCCGCCGCGCGCTCCGGCACGAAGCGGCTGGCTATCCGCCACCAAGGGACCATGGGTGACGCGATGACAATTGAGGAAGAAATTGCAGCGCTCCGGTCCGCCATGGCTACCGGAGCGCTGAAAATAGAGTATCGCGCCGGAGACACGATGCGCTCGCTGACATATCGCTCTTTCAGCGATATGGAGCGCGCGCTTGCCGACTTGCTCGCCCGTGCCAGCGCCGTTGCCCCTGTCACCAGGACCGTTGGCGTGGTGCGCGGATGAGCCTGGTTTCCCGCGCGCTTGCGCTTGTTTCGCCCGCGCGTGCACTCAAGCGGCAGGCGCTCGCGCGGGCCGTCAATGTTCTCAACCGCCCCGTGGCGCGGTACGACGGTGCCGGCGGCAATCACCGCATGGCCTGGCGGTTGTTCAGCCGAGATTCGGCGGTTGTCGAGGTTCATCGCTCGCTCGAGCGCCTTCGGGCGGTATCGCGCGATATGGCCCGGAACAATGCCTATGCTGCAAGGGCTGTGTCCGCGCTCTCGTCGAATGTAGTTGGCGAGGGGATCATTCCCGCGGTCAAGTCGGATGCAAAACGGACGATCAAGGCCGTTCAGGACGCGATTGAAGCGCATTGCGATACCACTGCGATCGATTTCGAGGGCCGCAATACGTTGTACGGCTTGCAGGCGCTGGCCATGCGGGCAATCGCGGAATCGGGCGAATGCCTGTTGATCCGTCGTCGCGCGAGTAGCGGGCAAGGCTTTGCGGTTCCTGTGCAAGTTCAGGTGCTCGAGGCGGATTATCTCGACACATCGCGGGATACGCATGCTCTTAATACCGGCGGTGCCATTATTTCCGGCATCGAGTTCGATCGTCGTGGTCAGCGCGTCGCGTATCATCTTTTCCGCCAGCATCCCGGTTCTTCATTCGGGTTCGGCGAATCGGTTCGGATGCCGGCTTCGGACGTGATCCACCTTTATCGGGTTGATCGGCCGGGACAGTTGCGCGGCGTTCCCTGGCTCTCTCCGGCCATGATGACGCTATGGGATCTTCACCGCTACGAAGAAGCGGAGCTTGTCCGGCAGGAAATCGCGGCGTGTTTTGCCGCGTTCGTGACTGACGGAACAGGAGAGCTGGCTCTCGAGGCAGCGAAAAACGCGGAGCCTGCTTCGGGTGCCGGACTTGCGCCCCGCGAAACGCTGGAGCCCGGGACGATCCAGTATCTCAAGACCGGTTCCGCGGTCACGTTCGGACAGCCGCCGCAGGTCCAGAGTTATGACGCTTTCGTGCGCGCGCATCTCCGCAAGGTTTCGGTTGCGGTCGGAATTCCGTTCGAGGTCCTGGCCGGCGATCTCAGTCAGGTCAATTTTTCATCGGGTCGCATGGGCTGGCTCGAGTTCCAGCGTCTGATCCAGCAATGGCGCTATCAGCTCCTGATCCCGCATTTTTGCGACGGGGTCGGCGCATGGTTTTCCGAGGCGCTCAACGTTGTCCAGCCCAGACTTTCGCCCTTCCGGATCGAATGGACCCCGCCGAAGCGCGAGATGATCCAGCCCAAGGAAGAAGTCGAGGCCGACATCGCGGAAATGCGCGCCGGCCTTGTCTCCCGGCAGGAGAAGGTCCGTGCGCGCGGTTATGACCCTGAAAAGGTCGATGCCGAGATCGCCGAGGATAACAGCCGCGCGGATGCCGCGGGCCTTTCCTTCGATTCTGACGGCCGACGGCCGCGCAACGGGCCGGCACAGACCAATGAGGCGCCACCAGGCGCGAACGGAGCCTGACATGTCCCTGCTCGTCAACGGCGAAATTCTGCTTTACGGCGATGTCGGAACGACGTTCTGGGGCGATGGGTTTACGCCTCGCGATGTCGCCAAATCGATTGCTGCCGCACCGGATGGCAAACTCGTCGTTCGAGTGAATAGCGGCGGCGGCAATGCGTTCGACGGTGTGGCCATTCACGCGCTGCTCAAAGCGCAATCGGCGCGCGGTGTCGAAGTCCGGATCGATGGTATTGCGGCATCGGCGGCTTCGCTGATTGCGATGGCTGGAACCGAGATTGTCATGGCCGATGGTGCCATGCTCATGATTCACGACCCGTCTCAGGTGACGTGGGGCAATGCCGAGGATCACCGCAAAAGCGCGGACACGCTCGACGCGATCGCGGATAGCTATGCCTCGGTCTACGCGGACCGCTCCGGCAAGAGCATTGCCGATGCCCGCGCGATCATGAAGGCGGAGACCTGGTACTCGGCTGACGAAGCGATTGAGGCGGGCTTTGCGACCAGCAAGGGCGAGGCCGCAACGACCATGGCTGCATTCGATTACACTGTTTATCGCGCGGCGCCGGCTGCGCTTCCCCGCCGGGTTCGTCCGGCTTCCCCTGCGGCTGCCGCCGCTCTTCCCCGCCGGGTTCGTCCGGCTTCCCCTGCGGCTGCCGCCGCTCTTCCGAAGGAAAAGACCATGACGGTTGTTCCGAACAAGCCGGCGGACCAGACGCCCCCGGCCAATCCCTCCAACCCTGCGCCGCAGGCTGCCTGGCATCTCGATATCCTGGCCTCTGCCGACAAGGCGGGGCTCTCGATCGGTGAGGCGCGCGGCATTATCGAGAAGGCCGACACCAGGGAAGCGGCGCTTTCCGCAATTGTCGACATGATTGCGGCGCGTTCGGCCAGTGCCGAACCCGAGCGGAAGCCCGCGCCGCAGGTCGATGTCATTGCCGATGGCGGCGACAAGTTTCGTGCCGGCGCCGCACAGGCTCTGCTCGCCAAGGGCGGTGTCGGCGAGATCGACCGCAGGAACGAGTTTAACGGCATCACGCTGATGCAGCTTGCAACCGATATCGCGCGCCGCTCCGGGCCGTTGGCAACACGGGACCCGCAGAAGATCATCGTCGCGGCAATCGGCCATTCGTCGTCCGACTTTCCGCTGATCCTTGAGAATGTGGCCGAGAAGTCGATGCTCAAGGGTTATGAGGAGCAGGAGGAGACGTTCAACAAATGGTGCTCGATCGGCTCCCTGAGCGATTTCAAGCCGGCGAAGCGGGTTGATCTCAACGCATTCGGCGCGCTGCCGGCGGTGGCCGAAGGTGCGGAATATACGTTCGGGACGTTTGGCGAGCGCGGCGAAACGCTTCAGCTTGCGACCTATGGTCGGATGGTGTCGATTACCCGGCAGGCGATCATCAACGATGATGTCGCCGCATTCACGATGATCCCGCGCAAGATGGGCCGCGCCGCCCTGCGCACCGTCGGCAACGAGGCCTACAAGGTCCTCACTGCAAACGCGAATATGTCGGATGGTGTGGCGCTGTTCCATACCGCGACACACAAGAACAATGCGACCGGCGGCGGTTCGGTGCTTTCGCAGGACGCGCTGGATGCGGCGCGCACCGCGATGGCCCTTCAGAAGGACCGAACCGATACTGGCGTCGCACTCAATATCATGCCTGCCTATCTACTCGTGCCGGTAACGCTGGCCGGCACCGCGCGACAGATCATCTCCTCGACCTATGCGATCAAGGGGTCGGCTTCCGACCCCAACACGCCGTCGAAGGTGCAGGGTATGGCCGAAGTTATCGCCGATGCCCGCCTCGATGCCGCCTCGCTCACGACCTGGTATCTCGCAGCGTCGAAAAACTACGACACGGTCGAGGTATCCTATCTGAATGGCCAGTCCACGCCGACGATCGAGCGGCAGGATACCTGGATGGTCGATGGGGTGAATTTCAAGATTCGTCTCGACTTCGCGACCAAGGCTCTTGCCTGGGAAACGCTGTATCGCGCCGTTGGCGCGTAACGGCGCAGGGCTAGCCCTCATTTTTCCCGCCGGTGGGCAAGCCGCCGGCGGGTTCCCTTCCACTCACCTGCAAGGATCGTCATCATGGCGAAAAATCTCGTTCAGGACGGAGATGTTCTCACGCTGACCGCGCCCGTCGGCGGTGTTATCTCCGGCAATCTCTATATCATTGGCGGCATCGCGGTCGTGGCTCTGGTCACCGCGGCGGCGGGAGTCAAGTTTGCCGCCGCGCGCAAAGGCGTGTTCACGCTGCCCAAGGCGACCGGCGCAAACACCGATCTGACCGAGGGCGTGACCGTCTTTTGGGATGCTGCCAACAATCAGGTCAAGCGTGTCTCGGCGACGGGACTTCGCGTGATCGGCGTTGCGATCGAGGCGGCGGCAACAACCGACGCGACCGGGAAGGTGGCGATCAATCTCCAGCCTCTTCCGGCGGTTGTCCCGTAATGAGCTGCTCTGGCTGCAAGGCGCGCGGGGAATCGCTTTCCCGCGCGCTGGGCGAGATCAGGGCGGGCGATCTGCGCCGCGCCGCGATCGAGGCAATGAAGGGTGTTTCACCCAACGCGGCCGAGCGCCTCGCGGCGATCAGCATGGCGAAGCGCCTGACGGCGCGTCTCCTGAGTGGAGCGAGGCCGTGAAGATATCGGTCCGGTTCGACGGCAACCGGCTGCAGCAATTCTACCTCCAGATTCCCAAGGCGGTGCCAAAGGGGATCGCGCGCGGTCTCAATCGCGCCGGTGCTCCGACAAAGACCAGGTTCGTCCGCGAAGTAAAGCGATCGCTCGGCATCGGGCGCCCGCGTGGCGGCGCCAACTGGCGAGACCCTTTCAAGTCCCGCAGCGTCACCGAGCGTGCCACCCCCGCCAAGCTTCGTTATCGGCTGACGGGGGTTGGCGGGCCGATCCCGCTGAAATACTTCAACGCCTCCGAGACGCGCGCGGGGGTGTCCGCGACACCCCTTGGGCAAAGGCGTGTCTTCTCATCGACCTTTACCAAGGGCGGGCGATTTCCGAATCGGAGGGGTGGCATCGGGGGGCATGTCTGGCAGCGCGTGGGCAAGAAACGTTTTCCAATTGAAAAACAGTTTGGCCCCTCCTTGCCGGACGGGTTCGAGCTCCCCGCGCCGGCGCGCGCATGGGAAAACGAGGGCGGAAGCCGCGCGCATGCAGCGATCATCCGTGAGCTTGAAAAGATCCTGCGGGGGCACGCTCCAGCATGAATGATGCGATTTTCACCAACGCGCTTGGCGTGATCGGCCGTGTTTTCGGCGCGGTTGAGGGGAGCGATTATTTTCCCATGACGGTCGAGCCGAACCGCGCTCCGGCACCGGATGCCGCGCGCGTGATCATGTTCGGTGTGACCGTGATCTATTCCGAGGGGGCGCAGCGGTCGACGCTGTCCGACAATGGCCTGGGGCGGCAGGGCGTTCAGGTTCAGGGTACTTTCGCGGCGCGGTACATCCTTGCGACCATCAACGCGGGCGCGCTTCCCTATGTCCCGGTCAAAAACGACGAATTGCTGCGCCGTGCCGATCAGACGCGGTTCCGCGTGATCGAGGTGATGCCGGACGGTCTTGGCGGATACGCGCTTCGATTGAACGAGGCCTGAAATGGGCATGAACCGCACCGCATTGCGCCTTGCTGTTGTCGAAGCGCTGGCGCCAACAGGTGCTTCGACGTTCCCGACGCTCGCCGCACGAAGCGTTTTCGACACGGCCTTGCCGATCTTTGATCATGACAGGGTGCCGCTCTCATTTGTTCAGGTCTCCACCGAGGACAGTGAGATCAAGCCTGCGGGGGGCGGGCGGGGGCTTGTCGAGAACGCGACCGAGGAACGATGCCGGCTGGTTGTCGAATTTGTTTATACCCGCCCGCGACCCGAGGGTGGTGCCTCGTTTGAGGCTGATGCGGTCTCGGCTGCCATGCTGGACTGGTTCGAGTATCAGATCATGACCGCGTTGCGGTCGGCGCTCCGTCTTGGTCAAGCCTTGGCGAAGGTGGTCATCCATTTCGAGGAAGCGAAGTCCGAGCAGGCGCTGGACCCGGATTCCGGCATCCCATTGGCATCGCGCCGCCTTGTGATCGAAACGCGTTTGCGGGCTCAGGGCGAGGCTGACGCCGCGGGCGTGGGTCTGGCGCGTCTTCCCCATCCACTCCGTGCGGTGGCCGAAATGCTGCCCACGGGCTCCTATGGCCGTGATGTCGCGGAGCAGCTTGCCGGGCTCGTGGCGGCCGGTGCGACGGCGCCGGCTCTTGACGGGTTCGATGTCACGTTGCGCGCAACGGGACAAAATTCTGGCGACACCCCCGCCGCTGGCGGTGAAATCAACCTCTGAGGGTCTTCATGATGCGCATTCGGCTTGTCAATCCCGCACATGTCCTGCCGCTGCCGGGTCAGCCCGGCATCGTGCTCAAGGGCACCACGATCCTTGATGTCAACCCCATGGACCCGTTCTGGGCTGCCCTGCTTCGCGACGGGTCCGTGACCCTGGTGCCGGAGCCGGATCATGGGCCCGCCCCGCACCCCGCCAAGGCCGGATCGGCCAATGCTGAGAAGGAAGCCCGCTGATGCCCGTCCAGTTTACCCAGATTCCAGCCTCGGGTCTTGCCGCGCCGATCTTCACCTTCGAGATCAACGCCGCCGGCGAGGGGCAGGCGCCTTCGCGATTTCTGATTCTCGGACACAAGGTTTCAGGTGGCGCGATCGCCGAGAACACCCCTTTCGTCATTTCCTCGCGCGAGGATCTTCTTGTCCAGGCCGGCGCGGGGTCACAACTCTACGAGATGGGCCGGCTCGGGCGCGTCGCCGGTCCGGCGGCGGAAATCTGGGGCGTCGCGGTTCCTGCGACGGGCACCGCGCCGGTCTGGACCGTGACGGTCAATTCCGTTCCCGCGACCGGCGGGCAGGCGACGCTCGAAATCGCCGGCCGCTACGTGCAGACCAGCCTCGCGGCCGGGGGAACCGCCGCTAATCTGGCAGCCCAGCTTGGCGCGGCCATCAACGCCTATGTTGACCCGCTCACATTGGCCTATCTGCCGGTCACCGCAACGGTGGCGGGTGCGGTTGTCACGGTCACGGCGCGGCATGCCGGCGCCGCGTTTGGCGAGATCGAGATTGGCGCCTTTACCACCGTCGCCGGCAATATCCTGCCGGGGCGCATTACCGTTGCCAATCCGACCGCCGCGGCAGGAAGCCCTTCGATCAGCGCAGCCCTTGCCGCCCTCGGAGACATGCCCTTCGACTGGATCATCTGCCCGTTTGACGATGACACCAATGTCGGGCTGCTCGAGGCGTTTCTTGACGAGGCGGGCGGGCGCTGGGGGTGGTCGGCGCAGATCTACGGCCACGCCTTCATCATGAAGACGGACAGCGTATCCGGCCTGACGACCTTTGCGGACTCCCACAAGGATCGCCACGTTTCGACGCTGAGCCGCAAGGCCTGCCCGACACCCTCATGGGAATGGCTCGCCTCTGAAGTCCTGACGCATGGCAGGACGCTGGCCGATCCGACCGGCGGAACCGCGGCGATCAACCAGACCGGTGTTGTGGTGCCGGGGGTCCGGGCGCCGCGTGACGGCCATGATTTCGGCTATGCGGCGCGCAACACGCTTTTGCAATCTGGCATCTCGACCTTCGGGATCAACGTAGCGGGGCAGGTGACGATCGACAAGATCGTGACCATGGAGCGTTTTGGGGCCTCTGGCGAGCCCAGCACAACCTTCCGCGATGTGCAGGCGATCGCCTGCGTGATGCACGGCATCCGCCATATCCGCAACGAGCTGATCCGCCGGTTCTCGAACAAGGCGGCGGTCGATCGCAACCCGTACCAGCTCGCGAGCCAGGTGACCCCGCAGGATGTGCGCGCGGCCTGCATCACAGCCTATGAGGATTGCGTGCGGTTCGGCCTTTTCGAGAACACCGAGAGGTTTGCCCGCAGCCTCGTCGTCGAGCGTGATGCCGGCGATCCGCGCCGCTTCAATGTCGGGTTGAACGAGGTTGATCTGACCAATCCGCTCGATGTGCTCGCGGCCTCCACAACGATCTGGGCGCAGACCCGCGCCTGAACCGGCGCGGGCAAGGCCCGCGCCACAGCTTTTCCGCCAAACCGGAGATGACCCATGGCACGCGACTTCGGCGGTGAAATCCGCATCAACCTTTCAACCGGGCAGAGCCTGAGCCTGCGCGGCACGCTCTCGGAGATGCTGACCGGCGCTTCTCGTACAGTCGACCGCCATTATAACGGGACGGTTTACAGCACAGTTAAGCTTCGACCCTATTCGTTCGAGATGACGGTTGGTTACGATCCGGAAATCGATTTTGATCAACTCGCGCTTGCGCGGGATTTCAGCCTCGAGGTTGTCAAGGTGACCGAGGGCGAGATTGTCAACATGTCGCAATGCCTGATGAGCGGTGAATGGTCGCTCGACGACCTGACCGGCGAGGTTTCCGGCCTGATGATCCAGACCGGCGTCAAGCCGATCCGGACGCCGATCCAGGCATAACCGATGCGTCAGACAATCCGCATCGATCTTAGCTCTCCAGTTCGCAACCGTCAGGGCGGGACGCAGGATTTCATCACGCTCTACAAGCCAAGCCTCGGCGAT